CGCTCCTCTTTGTCTACGCTTTGGCTGATAAAACCGTTGTTTTCGTACTGATCTTGCTGTTCTGTGTCTACGAAAGTGGTTAGATCAAGGTAAGTACCCTTTGCACCCGCATACAGGCGAGCTTTGTCGATCTTTGTAACGTCAATTCGGACTGATAAACCTATTTTCATGATAATATTCCAGTTTGATTAATAATAATTGTAAGCGCCTTGTTTATCTCAGCCGCTAGTTTTTCAATATACTCGTCGTCACGCTCCACCCTGATTATTAAGTGATGGGGCTTTTTGTCAGAATACGCCATTAAATCCCACCACTTGGCACCAGTTATCATACAACAGCCCTGCACTTGGTGCCAGTAAGCGGTGACAAAAGACTTATTGTTGCGCTGATAGCCTATCATTGTCGAATTAGCTGGACACTTCACCTCTAGCCCACCTTCAAAAATTCCATCATTGCCTTTAATAATACCATCCGGTGAGCACCCAAATTCTTCAGAATCGTCTAAAATAAATCCATATTCGGTTACTTTTTGGTCAGTTAAAAATTCATAATATTCACGCGCTTCTGGTTCTAGCCTTGTTCCCCTCTCCATATGCTCATTGACGTAAACAGGGACGCGAACACCATTTAATCTTTCATCTATTAGCTCGTTTATGTATTTATCAGCACTAGCACTGGGCTTTCCTGCCGATGTTATGAGCTTGTTAAACATGGAGGCGGATGGTCTACCCAATCTAGCGGCAAACCATTCCTCACTACCTTGTTCATGGTTTAAGATAATCACCTGCGTTTCTCCATTTTAATTATTTGCTCACGATCACAAATATCAACGTATTCCTTTGTAGGGATAAAAGCAATGACATAAGTATGACAATTAACGCACGAACCATCTAGAACGCATTCATAGTTAGAATCGTCAGATGAATTTTGTTGAGACGACACCCAATCTCCGCAATCCGGGCAAATCGTTCCCATATGACGTTTCATTTGTTAGCCTTTGCCTTTAGCGCACTAACAGCCTTAGAGTAGTGTATAGCTAACATTTCATCAACTGAGCTAGTTTTGAAGTGTTGCAAAAAGACTTTAACATCTACACCATGCTCTGCTAGTAGCGATTTGATCTCTTCAGCCTGATCTTCTGACACTACAGCAGTTTTGCTCTGATTATTGCGTATCATTGCCGACTCAGCATCATCATCTGCCGTTGGAATTCCTGCAATAGACTGCAAAGCGTACCGTCTTGCGTACGTTATTGCGCTTCCTGCCGATTGTGGATCAGCTTTAGTAGTGGGTAGCGTATAAGAATGCTCTAAATATTCACCAGATTCATGCATTAGCATAGTTACTACGCCTATTCTACCCTCGTCATTAGTTGGGAATTGAGTGTAAGAAAGCCCATTGTTTGCAAAAGGCTCTTTAATTGCCTTAATTACTGACGTTAAATCAGCATAATCAGACTTAAAGAATGGGTTTTTGCTATCTTTAACCGCACCGCCCATTTTTGCTTGCGCCTGATATAAAGCATAAGCTAGATTTTTAATTGATTCGCTTGATTTCATATTAATATCTCCTTTGATTGATTTTGCTCTAGCACATATCGTGCGCCATAGCCTATATAGTATGCGTCTGACTCGTTTTCTTTAACAGTTTCGCCACGTTGACAGTCATAGTTGCCGCGGTCAATGTCATTTAAAAACTCAATATCGCTTCTCATTTGCTACCCCACATTTCTTGCCAACGGTTTAGAATTGCTTGCACTTGCTGTTCTTTCTTATCGTAATCTAACTTATCTTCCATCGTAAACTCTTGGGTATAAGAAATAGATGGTTGCTGATAAAATTCTGTATCGTCAGGGTCCCGATTAGTCAGCCTACTCATAAAGTTACTAAAAATTTCCGCGTCCTCTGGACACTGTATTGGGTGATCTTTCATTTTACACCTCCGTTAGTCTGTAAGTCTTACCGTCAATAGTTACTGTCTTCCCTGAAAAAGTGACTTGTCTAAGTGTCATCTCAGCCTTGTGTGCATCTTCGGTGTACTCCACACCTTCTAAATGCCACCTGCCACACCTGTTATCTCCTTCAGGATGCTCAATAGCGGGGCCATCTTCTCTGTGTAGCTGACCGTTTATACGCCAATACTTATTGCCATCGCTGTGGACTTTGACTTTATACTCAATATGATCTTTCATTTTATTATCCTCTGTTGTTGTGAGTCTATTCTATAACTATTATTAATGTGCTGTCAAATGCTTGTTGACTATTTATCTAAATTAAATTAAAGTTCACTCTCACTTAAAAGGAAATCACTATGGACATTAAAAAATCAATTGAACATTTTATGTATGAACTGCGACTAAACCAGAATCAGCTTGCTATTAAAGCAGGGATGGACATTTCAACTCTTAGCCTTATAAGAAATCAGCTTAGATCACCATCTTTAGCGACATTAAATAAGCTCGCTACTGCGTGTGAAGTTAAAGTAAGCGAATTTATTGCGGTTGGTGAGTAATGAATAAAGGATACTACGCAATTATTCCTGCTGATGTACGTTATGACGTACGTTTAACGCCTAATGCCAAACTTTTGTATGGTGAGATCACTGCTTTATGCAATGAGAAAGGGTTTTGTTGGGCAATGAATGGTTACTTCGCAGACTTGTACTCAGTGAGCAAGGTGTCAGTGAGTAAATGGGTCGGTAGCTTGCGTGATTGTGGGTATATAGAGTGTGAAGTGCAGTACAAAGA